CCCATACGTCAGGCTTCATGTCTGCGTACTCGTCCATCACGAGAAACTTCAAGGACACACCACGCATTGTCTCTGGCCTGTCGGCTCCCTTGAGACTAATCGTGGCCCCGTTGACCAGCTTGATCTGCAGGTTGTTAATGTGTGAACCCGCAATCACAGGGTGTCCTAGCTCTAGCAGAGTCTGCCACATGATGTCACGGGCTTGTCCCTGCGTAGGCGCAACGTAAAAAACGTGGCCTTTGTCGGCCTGCAGCGCATTGATAATTAGCATCCACGCTGCGAGTCTGGACTTCCCTGTCCGTCTTCCAGCAGCAACTACTTTAAACCTAGTGGGATCAGAGTAGACTTCTTGCTGCCAAGGTAACAGCTTTACGTTTAAATCGGTCAAGCGTCAGCCTTCCCAACCCTCGTCAAGCTCGTTGTACACACCGTCATCGTTAGTGTCACAAACCGTATCCCAAGTCATTTGACCGTAAGTAAACCCGTTTGCCCAAGGAACCCAAGCTACACACCACTCGTGTGATCCGGGGTTTATTCCAGTAGTAGGTGTTACCGCTTGATCCCGCTTAGTGTTTGGTGCAATAGGCTCAAAGAATACACTACCGTTTGCGTACTGTCTTTTAGTAAAGATAATTTCACTAGACACGTAAACTTCAGCGCCTTCGGGTACGGTAAAGCTAGATCCGTCATCGTAGTCAATGTACGTGTTTGCTTGAACATTTAAAGAAAAAAGTGTAATAAGTGCTACTACGATAAAACCCAGAAACATCTCGTTAAAGTTTTTCATTTAGTTAACTCCCGTTAAAGTTGATAAGTGATGCTGGTGCTGGTATTAAATCAAAGGTTACAACTACTTCTAAAGTTCCCGAGCTTGTTGCTTGGCACTTAACTACCTCTCCTTGGTGTAAGACAAACATGGGGCCACCACCGTTACCCAGCGTTACTTGACCGCCGCCAGATACGTTAGATCCATCAAAGATGTACGCTTGTGGTGTTCCAGAAACATCCCAGTACAGATCAATACTGTTCGTAGAGCCACCGTGGTTAGCTATAAATACGTAGCTAATAATTGCGTGAAACCCGTTAGGAACAGCAAACAACGTGGTAAGCGCTGTGTCTGTGAGTGTTGTGTGCTTTGTGTATAACATCAGTAAGTCCACATAACGGGTACAGAACCCCGTGTATCTAAGTGAATAAAGTCACCAGCGACCCCTAGACCAGTAAAGCCGTGCTCTAAGGCTCCTTTTATAATCGAATACCGTTGAGCAGAGCTAGTTATCTTTATGTCTGCTGCTATGCCTTGCGCGTGAGTTCCCGGTATCTCTTTTACAGCCTCTAACGGGTGGTCAGGGCTTCTGTAGCCGCTGGTAATAACAAAAGGAAAACCACAGTGTTCTCTAAGTTTATCTACTTTTTCCATAAACTCAGGATCCATTTGGTTTTCACCAGTGTATTGACAGTTGAACTCGTCTACTGTAAAATATTTCATAGTCGCGTTTAGCTACGCTGCTTTTTAACAGTTTTCTTTTTAGGTTTAGACTCACTCAGGGTTTTAGCTGCTCTAGCTACATCGTTGTTGTACGCACGTTCACAGTGGTTTTCATCAAATACGTAATCAATAGAAGCCCCTAGCCATGCCCAAGCCTTGTGTTTGTCCTTGAGCCTGTGTGAACGCCCTGAGACGGACTCGTTAGCGTTGTCACCAAAAAGGATAGCTACGTTTATGAATTGACTAGTAGCGTCTCCTACCCTTGTGACGTACCCTAGCGTTTCTTCTAGTACTTCGTCAAACTTGTCCCGTGACATCCACTGCTTCTCCATCAATTTCATCTCCCTCTTCAGAGCTGTCAGTAATAGTCGTGCTTCCAACCCCAGTGATATTAATCTGTATTGCACTTCGTCCTGCATCTTTAACGATATCCTTCTCAAATGCAGCAACAGGAAGAATACGATCCATTACCAGCTTCCAAGCTGCGGCTTGATTCTTATGGTCAGGGTCTGTGGCTGCTTCAAAGATTGCATCCATGACTGCACGAGAGCGCGGTGAGTTTAACATCCGAGCCTTGTACTCGTTAATTATTGCTGCATCACCTTTAGGTCGTCCAACTGCTCCTCTAGAACCTTTCTTTTTACTAGAAACAGAAGATTTCTTAGGGCGACCAACAGGATTACTTGAACCTGAGTCGTTATCCATACTGTATAGATCCTACCTAGTTGTGTTTTTTGGTTTGTTTTTATACTTGTTGTTTGTTGTTGTTAATATATAGTTAATATTATAACATACTTTTCTATAAAAGTCAAGATAAATCTATAGAGAAGTAGAATATTTACAGTTTGTGTAGGGTAAATACCGGATTTACAGTGCAGATTGTCTGTGTATTTACAGAACAGATTAGATTTATATAACTTTTTGATATATAGAAACAATTAACAAGAACTACTATGGCCTAATTTGACTCTTTTTTGTATATGAGTGGTACCACCGCGTCGTAGCACTGCATAGACCCCTCCCCCGGCCCCAAAACTGTACAGATATACAGGCTGTACAGGCATACAGTAGTGCAGGCTGAGTAGATATGCAAAGAGTGTGGGATTGTGAGGGTCCACATATAGCCCAATCGCATAAGCTCTCAGAAGCTCTCAGAAGCCCGTCACGGGACGTTATCGAAACCTATGTTGGGCTATTCGGAAACAGCTAATCGAATTTCACTGTATAAACGTACAGTAAAAACTTAAATGCATTTAAGGTTCAAAAGGATTGACATCTGTTTCGATATCCCTGAGAATCTACGCATGGTGGTATGTTCCACTACTGATAGAGGTTATAGATATGAAAGCTCAAAACATACAATCCAACACTAGTGCCCCATTTCTTGCTGGACGATCTTTCGGCACATTCGCTCAGGAACAAACAGTGGCGATAACGTCGCGGCTTATGAAAGATGCCAAGTCAATCCATACGGTGCAGGATCTGAAGGACTATTGCCAAGGGTATAAAGAGACCCTGACGGGTAAAGGCGCAGACGTGCAGACGAGCATGGTGCGTAAGATTCTGAAGGTGTTAACCGCATCCGATGCCAAGCTAAATGAATATCACAAGATCAAAACCCCAGCGGCGGGCCAGAAGCTTGTACAGTCCAAGATGGATAAAGGCGCGAAGGGTCTCGATTCACTTTCCAAGGCGCTCCGCATCCCTAGTGCTGGTAAAGCCGATAGTGCTGGGGAGTCTGAGCCCGAATCCGAAACGGGTTACGTTACAAAGGCCGACGCATGGTGGGATGCCTGCATCAAGCTGGGTCACTCTGACAAATACGGTCTGACAACGGACGAAATGATGGCGCGAATCGCGGAGATTGTCGCCAAATGATCGACCCAGAATTTGAACGATTCGCTTGGGTCTTTATCACCGTAGGTTTGCTTTACATCGGTCTGACTGAGTAACCAAACCAGCACCAATGAAACCCTGCCAGCAATGGTGGGGTTTTTTTATGCCTGTCAGAAGCTCTCTATCGCTCTCTCAGCGACGCTATACCAGCACCCTATACCCTACCCTTCCTTCTGTTATCGTTCCTCACAGCGCCATACAGGGCTTCTCGTTTGACATGGGGGTTATGCCATGCGATAATATGTACAGGCTGGGACAATAACGTCCAGCTATATCAAAACTTAAATGCATTTAAGAAATGCGTGGAGGCTGATATGCACAGCGAAGATCAAGCCGAGTTTGAGGCAATGATTAAGGATGAGATGCCCGAGCTGGGTGCTATGTGGTTCAAGTTTTATGATCGTGAACCTGATAACTATGATGATGCGGGTGGTTTTATTGTTCGCTTCACGTTGTCAGATCAGCGCGAGCTTGAGCGTGATGAACGGAAGAAGTTGGATGGCCTCGTGCGTGGTGAGTACAGGCGAGAGTGCTGGCACTCGCATGACTGCTGTGGTTGTGTGTTCTTGTCTTATGTACTGATACACGAGAGTCGTGGTGATGTGTACGTTGAGGTTAACTTTGGTCGTAACTACTAAGGAGGTGTGATGTTATGGGTTGGATAGTGATGGCTCGTGATGAGTGCAACGATGAGACTCGTGCTAGTGATAACGAGTGGTCGAACGAAGATGATGCGTGGTCGGAGGCATCAAGGATACGCGAGCGATACCCTGAGTGGAGACGTGTGTGGGTGGAGATGTTGCGTGACAAGGACTACTACTTAAACGAGTGGTCTACTAACTATGATGGGGAAGAACCTGATCCTCATTGGATGTATGACTAAGGAGTAAGTAATGAGCAGACCTATTCATGAGATAGCACGGGATGTTAATGCAACGTGGTCGAAGGTGTCGCCGTATGCACAACCATACCTTGATGCCATGCAGTACCTGACCAGCATTGACGATGACTATTACCTTGACAGTGGTAGGAGTGTGGTGCTTTACTTCCTATCGAACGCTGCCTCGTGGCGTGGTGATGATGCGAGGCGTATCAAGAAGGAG